GCCGCTCTTCGATCGCGACGACGACTTCGTCATCTGGGGAGGCCAGACGGTGCAGCCCAGGTCGGCGACCGTGTACAACTGGTATAACGGGTCGCTGATGATGGTGCGGGCGGGCGCACGCAAGGAGGTTTGGGAGCGATTCGATCCGCGCGCGTCGCCCGCCATGGCGAACGCTAACGGTTGCCGGGGCAGCGATCAGGGATGGATCGCGTACTGCTTGGGACGCAAGGAGAGGGTCTGGGGATGCGCTGACGGGGTATATTCTTACCGCAACCACGTCCTGCCGGCCGGGGGCAGGCTCCCAAAGGGTGCAAGGATCGTAGCCTTTCACGGGGTTCACGATCCCTGGCATCAGGACGTACAGGCTCGACATCCATGGGTTCGGGAGCACTACAGATGAGTCTCAGCGGTTACATCACACTCGACGAGGCGAAGGACCAGGTGTCCGTCGAACGCGACAACACCGCGCATGACGCTCGGCTGATGCGACTCATCGAGGCGGCGGAGACGTGGGCGAAGAACTTTCTGAACATCGACTCGCTCGCCGAGCTCGAGAACTCTCCGCACACGTCGCCTCCCGACTTCCCCGAAGACGTGAAGAGCGCGATTCTTCTGCATGTCGAGGCGGAGTTTGATCGCGATGCCCAGAACTTCGAGCTCATCTTGAAGAGAGCGGAGCAACTGCTGTGGCCGTACAGAATTGGGCTGGGAGTGTGAGGATGGGCTGCTCCAGGTGCGAGAAGGCCCGAAAGAAACTGCCGAAATCAGTGCGTCAGGCGCTGGAGCGGCTCGAACAGAGGGTGCTAGGCAATGCAGTCAGGAAAGCTCCGTCACAGAGTGACGCTGCTCCGACGGGTGGACAACCAACAGCCCGGCGGACAGGTCCAGCATAGCTACGTCCCTTTTGCCGAGGTCTGGGGGAACGTTCGACCGCTGAGCGGTCGCGAGCTCATCGCGGCACAACAGGTCAACTCGCTCATCGACTCTGAGATCACGATTCGTTATCGCGTCGACGTCGACGAGACGTGCCGAGTCCAGCACATCATCAAGCACGACGAGAGCCCGCAGTGGTTCGACACGTACGACGTTATCGCCGTCATGCCTGACCCGAAGACGAATCGCAGGGAGCTTCGACTCGCCTGCGTGAAACGAACCGCGGAGGGGTGGCGTGGCTAACTACTACGTTGAAGGGACGAAGGAATTGACCGAGAAGCTCCGAGAGCTTGCATCGCCGAAGGAGCAGGCGGCGACCCTGCGTGCAGCTGTGCGCGAGCCGATGAAGGACGTGATGCGAGTCGCGCAGGCCAACATCGCGCGGATCTCTCCCGGCAAGCGCCAGTTGCATCGAACGTACAAGGGACGACTGGTAACGGCGGGCTTCGCGTCGCGAAATTTGCGCATGATCGTCGTGATGAGCAGGGACAAACAGGCCGCGTGGTCGTTGCTCGGGGTTCGAAAGGAGGCATTCTACGCGTTGCAGTTCTTCGAGTTGGGCACGGCAAAGATCCCGAGTCAGCCCTGGCTGATGCCGGCGTTCTACCAGTCGCGCAACGCGACGCTCGCGAAGGTCGGCGAGGTCATGAAGAAGCGAATCGAGCGCATCGCTCGAAAGAGAGGCGGGTGATGCTGCACATCGGACTCGAACAGGAGCTCGCCACGCACACGGCGACTGCGGCATACCTGGCCGGAGAGAATGGCGCGCCGAATCGGATTTACCCGATCGTGATCCCGCAGAAGGTTCCGCGTGGCGCGCAGGTGACGCCATGCGTGTGCTACGAGACGCGCGCTGTTGACAGGCAAGTGACGTACTGTGGGACGAGCGGACTCGTCCGAACTACGATGCAGCTGGAGTGCTACGCATCTGATTACAACACGGCGAAAGAGGTCGCCCGGGCCGTCCGCGAGGTCCTTAGTGACTTTCGAGGGATGCTTGGTGGTACAGTTGACGTGCGAGCTGCAACCCTAGAAACCGAGTTCGATGTCCAGGACTTCGAGCCCGGTCTCTATCGTGTCTCACAGTCCTGGGCTTTCTGGCATGCGGAGTAAACAACGATGGCTTCCGAAGACGCTCTGATTGGTAACGACTTTGTCGTTCAGCTCGGCGACGGCAATTCGCCCGAGCAGTTCTTTGACCTGTGCGCGGCGTTTGACTTCGGCAACGTAGGCGAGGAGAAACCCCTCGTCGACGTCACGTCGTACTGCGATGCGGCGCGCACATATCGCAACGGCCTCGCCGACGGCGTCGAGATCCCGCTGCAGAACAACTTCATCCCCGGCGACCCGCTTCTTGCGCAGCTCTACGAGGCGTACAAGAACGACGAGCTCGTCACGATCCGCATCGCGCGGAAGAACGCGAGCCCACCGGAATACTTCGAGTTCAGCGCGACCGTTCGAGCCTGGAACGTTTCGGGTCCGATCGGCGAACGCGCGGTGTTGACCTACACGCTGAAGATCAGCGGTGAGGTCATCTGGGTTCGGCCACCTCAGGTTCCCTGATCGGGCGCGGCCGATCGTCTTAGCTTCTACGTAGGAGACGTCTGTGGATAAAACAAAACTGCTGGACCTCGCCCGGCTCAGGGATACCGTGGTCGACGTGGACGGCGAGAAGGTCCGCGTTCGCGAGGTCGGCGCGTTGGAGTTCGCCGAATACGGACAGCTTCTCAAGACAGATCGGCTCAAGGCCACCGCGACGCTCATCGCCGCGTGTGTCATCAATGACGACGGCAATCCGGCGTTGACGATCGAGGAGGCGATGACGCTGGCCAGGTCGGCCCGTGTCTCGATGCCGCTCGTCACTGCGATCATGGAGCTGAGCGGATTCGGGGACGACGACAAAAAAGAGTCTGACGCCAGCTGAGCTCTTCGATTATCGGCTGGCCGCGTTGCTAGGCTATGCCGATATCGACGAGATGAAGCGATCGATGACGCAGCGATCGTATCTCGGCTGGCAGAGGTATTGGGACAAAGAGCCGTGGGGGCCGTGGCGTGATAACATCCACGCGGCCATCATAGCGCGGGAAGTGCGTCGACCGCAGGTTCGTCGGGGTACGCGCATTCCTCTCGAACAGTTCTTCGTTCGCGACCCCGAGGAGCGGAGGCAGGAGGGCATAAACGGATTCTTCGCATTCTTGCAGGCGGTAGCGAAACAGGTGACAGAGCCCGTGAAGCGGCAACGGGCTCGACGTAAGGAACGGAAATGACAGATCTTGCGAAGCTAGTCGTCCGTCTCGAAGCCCAGACTGCGCAATACATGGCGCAGTTGGAGAAGGCCAACAAGCGTCTCGAGAAGTTCGACAGACAGTCGGCGATCACGGCGGGTCGGATCGCGAAGGGAATCGCGGCCGCTGCCAGTACCGCAGCCCTCGCCTTCGGGGCGATGGCGTTCAGCGCGGTCACCGCCGCCGACGACATGGGCAAGCTCGCTCAGTCGAGCGGCATCGCTGTCGAGTCGCTATCGCAACTGGAATACGCAGCGAAACTCGGCGGGGCATCATTCGATGTTCTGGTTCAGGGAATGAACAAACTCACCAAGTCGGCCGTCGACGCCGCGCGCGGCTCGAAAACGTCGGCCGACGCTTTCCGGGCGATCGGCGTCGAGGCGCGGAACGCCGACGGATCGCTCAAGAACGCAGAAGAGTTGATGCTCGAGGTCGCCGATCGGTTCGCCCAGATCGAGGACGGCGCGGCGAAGGCGGCGGTCGCCCAGGAGCTCTTCGGGAAGAGCGGCGCCAAGCTCATCCCGTTCCTGAATCAGGGCCGCGCCGGGATCGAGGCGCTGAAGAAGGAGGCGGATGCTCTTGGTCTGACGATTACGGACAAGACGGCTAGAGCAGCTAGCGAGTTCAACGACAATCTCGACCAACTGAAGTTCGCAGCAAAGGGCCTTGCGAATCAGGCAGCTGAAGAGCTCCTGCCGATGCTGAATGTGATGATAGAGCGGTTCATGCGCGCGGCGAAGGAGGGCGGCGCGATGGACTTCGCGATCAAGGCGCTGAGCGTCACCCTGAAGACGCTCGTCTCCGCCGGCACAATTGTGACGTCGGTCTTCGAGCAGCTCGGTCGGGTCATCTATGGCGTCGGCGCTGCGATCGTTCGCGTCTTGCAAGGGGAGTTCTCGCTCGCCGTCGACGAGATCAAGGACGCGTTCGCCGAGGCTCGCAGCAACGTTACGGACGACATAGAGACCATCGCGAAGGTGTGGAGCGACGCCGTTCCGCAGGTCGAGGAGTCGGCGAGGCGGATGGACGCCGCGCTCAAGGAGTCGATCGTCTTCAACGACGATAAGGCGGCCGAGGAGGCGCGCAAGGCGGCGGAGTCCGCGCTCGAGTCCCTGCAAACCCTCGCCCAGGGACTCCAGCAACAGGTCGACACGTACGGGATGGCTGAGGAGGCGGTCATTCGGTATCGTCTCGCCCAGGGCGATCTCGCGGACGAGGTGGCACGCGCCGGGGAAGCTGCCAGACCGTACGTGGAGCAGATCATCCGTATGACGGACGAGTTGGAGCGACTGAAGCGCGAAACCGAAGCGAGCGAGGAGCGTCAGCGCGAATGGGACGCGGCGGTCGAAGAGGGAAAGCGCATCACCGAGCAGATGCGCACGCCCGCAGAGGTGTACGCCGATACGATCGAGCGTCTGAACGAGCTCCTGGCTGACGGGCACATCACTCAGGAGACCTACAACCGCGCCGTCGAGAAGGCGCAGGAAACGTTCGACAAGGCGACGAAGGAGCAGAATAAGTTTCTCGAAGAGGCCAACCGGAACGTGCAGGACATCCTCGCGAAGGGTCTCGAGGACGCGCTCGACGGCGGGATCAAGAGAGGCGCGAAGGGAGCCCTGCAGGCGTTCAGCGACATGCTCAAGAAGATGATGATGGAGGCGCTCGCGGCCGACATCGCGAAGTGGCTATTCGGCGGGGCGGGCATGGGGTCGGGTGGCGGAGTCGTAGGCGATTTAGGGAAGGTCCTCGGCGGAATCTTCGGCGGGTCTCGCGACAGCGGTGGCCGCGGGCGACGCGGGGTGGCGTATGCGATCGGGACCGGGGCGCAGCCGGAGCTCTTCGTGCCGGACACGGCGGGCTCGTTCTACCCGGCCGATCAGTGGATGGGCCGGTCGCAGAAGATCACGCAGAACATCTACGTGCAGGGTCGCATCGATCAGCGCTCCGCTAGGCAGTTGGAGCTTGAGGCGTCGCGTCGACAGACGGCGGCAGCATCGAGGTTGGGATAATGCCATTCGTCGAGGCAAGACTTCTGGACCGCGTGGCGTACGGCACGAGCGGCGGCCCGACGTGGCTGACTCGAAAGATCACGCTACGTTCGGGCATCGTCCGCCGGAACCCGTTGCGCTCGCGTCCGCTCTACAGGTTCAACATCATCTACCGCAATCTGCTACCGCGCGATCATATGGAGGTGATCAACGCGTTCAACGCGTGCTACGGCGGAGTGTATTCGTTTCGACTCAAGGACTGGTCGGACTTTCGGGCGGTCGATGAACTGATCCCGGTTCTGGGCACGGGCACCGAGCAGACGATTCAGCTCTCGAAGGTGTACCGGTTCGGGGATCGCAACGTCGTACGCCCGATTCGCAAGCCCGTGGTTGGCACGGTCGTGATCACGGATGACGGTAATCCGATCCCGGCGACGATCGACTACACGACCGGCATGGCGACGTTCACGGCCAGCAACGGCGGGATCCTGCGATGGAGCGGCGAGTTCGACGTGCCGGTGATGTTCGAGGACGACGAGCTCTCGTTTACGGGCTACGAGAAGGGCGCTGAAGGTTTGTTTCTCACCTCCGATGTCGCGCTGATGGAGGACATCAGCGTATGAGCCGCAAGGTTCCTTTCGCTCTCCAGCAGCATCTTGACCAGCCGGCCACGACGACCACGCGCCTGCTCAAGATCATTTTGCGCGATGGGCGGGTCTTCGGGCTCGCCATGTTCGATCGGAACGTGGACTACGACGACGGTCAGGGACCTGTCACGTACTACGCCACCAACGGCTTCGATCCCTCGACTCTGAGCGGCGACATCAACTTCTCGGTTGATAACGCGGAAGGCTACGCGCTCGTCTCTAAGGCGCCCGTTCCCGGCATCACGACGGAGATGGTCGATGCGGGCGAGCTCGACGATGCGCAGTGGATCATGTACCTCGTGAACTTCGAGGACCTGACGCCAGGACGCCACGTCATCCTCGATGCGGGCGATCTGGGCGAGGTGCGCACCCGCTACGGGATGATCTGGATCCCGGAGTTCCTCTCGTACGGCATGCGACTCAAACAAAACATAGGCTCCGTATGGTCGCGCCGGTGCCGCGCAATCTTCGGATCGCCCGCGGCGTCTCAGACGGGGTGCGGCGTGAACATCGAACCGCTGTGGGTTTACGGCGAGGTCGTCTCGGTCGGAGCCGAATCGAATCGCGTCTTTACCGGGACCCTGCTCTACAACAACATCGTCCCGTTTCCCGGTCGTGTCCAGTGGCTCACCGGAAACAACGCTGGCAGGGAGTTCGCGACGGAGGGCATCGACGGCGACGTCTGCACGCTCAACGAGACGACGCCTTATCCGATCCAGCCGGGCGATCAGTACCGCATTCGGCCTGACTGCCGGAAGCGTTACCGCGAGGATTGCATTCAGACGTGGAACAACGGGCCGAACTTTAAAGGCGAGCCGCTCATTCCCGTGGGCGACGCGACGCAGGTGCAAACGCCGGGCGCGCAGTTGCCAAATGGTGGCGGGTGGGACGGTGGCGATGATGTCAGGGAGGAGCCCTGATGTCTGCGAGGGAGTTCGTCGCTGAGGCGAGGAAGCTCAAGGGCGCGAAGTGGAGGCACCGCGGCCGAAAGCCATGGGCCGTCGACTGCGTCGGTCTGATCGCGGTCGCGGGTCGAAACAGCGGGCTCAACACCTACGACGAGAAGGGCTACGGCCGAGAACCCTGGGACGATCGGCTCAGGAAAGGCTGTCGGGCTCGCTGGGGCGATCCGCTTCCGCCGGAGCAGGCTCGCCCGGGCGACATCGCCATCATTCGCTGGGGGCGTGGAGAGCCTTCTCACATGGCGATCGTGGGCGACCATCCCGACGGCGGCCTGACGCTTATCCATTCGCACACGCTGCACGGCGTGGTCGAGAACTCCCTGTCGGATTACTACCGGGATGTAGTGATCGAGGTCTACCGTCCCTGGAAGGACGAGGAGACCTAGGGTGTCGACGTCAGAAATTCTCGGCGCAGCAGGCGCAGTCGTTGGCGGATTTTTCGGCTTTCCGCAGCTCGGCTACGCGATCGGTTCGGCGATCGGCGGCGCGATCGATCCTCAGGTCATCAAGGGACCGAGCATCGGCGATATCGCGAAGCAGACGAGCATGGAGGGCATGCCTCGTCCGATCGTGTGGGCGCTTTCGCCGCCGATGGCGGGCAACATCATCGCGAGCAGCGAACCGAAGATCGTACGCAAGCGGAAACGTCAGGGCAAGGGCGGTCCGAAGGTGGAGACCGAGCACGTCTATCGCACGTATGCGATCGGCGTGTGCGAGGGACCGATCACGCGATTCGTTCGGGTCTGGCGCAATAACACGCTCGTATACGACGCGAGCGAGTTCCCTCTGCTGACGCAAGAGGAGAACGCGGAGTTCCTGAAGCACGCCCGCTTCTTCCTGGGGACGTGGGACCAGAACCCGTCGCCCGCTCTCGAGAAGATCTTCGGGGTCGGCACGACGCCGGCGCACCGCGGCACGGCGTACATGGTCATGGAAGACGAGGAACTCACTGACCTGCGAGGCGCGATCCCGCAGTACATGTTTCAGGTCGAGCGATGCGAGGGATTCTTCGTCACGTCGCGCCCATATCCGATCGAATCAGAAGATGCAGTTTCATTGTCCTTTGATGTGCTAGACCCGTCTGTGTGGACGCCGCCGAGCGACGACATCGATCTGAGCTTTGCCGTACTCGGCGGATCGCTTGTTGAGCCGGTCGCTAGCTATGTGATAGGCGATGATGCCGTCGACATCTCGTTCTCTGTCATTGACGGCACGCTCGTGACGCCTCTGGTCGCATATACGATGGAGAACGATGCGCTTGAGTTAGACTTTGCAGTGATTGACGGCACGCTGGATACGGCGCTGATCACGTACACTAATCCAGACGACGCTCTGGATCTGGGTTTCGCAGTATTGGGAGGCACACTTGAATGAGCATTCGACAGACACCGCATCTCTGGATTCCGAAAGCGAAAATTCTCGAACCTCGTGATCCGCTCACAATGAAGGTCGGTCTCGCTGCGGAGTTTCGACTTCGGGCTATTCGACCGAATGGTCAATGCCGTGTTGATACCGGCTTCTTTCATAACCTGATTACGAATGTCGGGCTCAACGATGCGCATAGCGGTACGACAACCTTCAACGCGATCTCCGTAGGCACGGGAAACACGCCTCCCGCTTATACCGATACGACGCTGGCGGCGCGAGTCGCGACTACGACTACCGTTCAGTCCTCTCAGGAAGGTCAGAGCGGCTCGCCAGGAGATCCCGACTTCTATCGTTGGGTCGAGAAGACGCTGCGCTTTGCGCAGGGCGTCGCGCAAGGCAACCTGACGGAAGTGGGAGCGACGCGTTCCAGCAGTCCCTATACGACGTACAGTCGTGCGCTGATTCTCGATGGCAGCGGCAATCCGACAACGCTCACCGTTTTGGCGGATGAGTTTTTGGACGTGACCTATCGAGTGCGCTTCTACCCCGGCGACACGTCGGATGTCAACACGTCGATCCTGATTTCCGGCCAGAGTCATGACATCGTGCTGAGACCCGCCGAGATGGATGGCACCAGTAATCTCTGGCGGCCGGGTAGTGGCAGTATTGACTGGAACGTTCGCATGGGGCACCCGGGTACCTTCGGTTTTGCCAACAGTGGCCACCATCAGGTGTATCCGTCGACGAGTGTGCTCGGCCCGATTACGGGTTCTCCGAGCGGTACAGGTCTCAGCAGCGGAACGTCGTCGGGCAACGCTGCGTATATCAACGGCACTTTCTTTCAAGATTTTTTCGGCGTCTGGGGCCTGAACGAGGGAAACGCGGCTGGTGGTATAGCGGCAGTTCGTGTGGCAGCCGGATATGGACGCACCCTCCCAGGTAGCGGTGGCAGCGCGTGCGCAGCGTATCAGTTCTCTCTGAACCCGGTGATTGCGAAAACAAATTCGCACATCTTGACTCTGAATTTCCGTCAGTCGTGGGCGCGTCGAGCGATTTGATCATGCTACCTGATCACGTACTATCAACAGAGTTCTTCCCGGCGCAGTTTCGTTTTCCACGAAACATTCCGAGGCAGCCTCTTGTCTCGTATGAGTACGGAGGCGTCGCTCTGAACGATCCCTCGCAGGGATTGCGCGTGCGCGTATGGCGAGGAGAATATCTCGATGGGAGCATCGTCCTGTCTGCAGACGGCGTTGCGCCGCAGACAGTGCTGACGATCGCTGATGTTGTGAACTTTGATTTCACGTTTGATCAGAACATGAGAGTCGCGATCGCCTATCAGCTCGCCTCAGGCTCATCGCACTTTTATTGGTTCGATTCGACGATCCCGGGCTTCACGACGCTTGATCTGCCCGCAGGCTCGATCACGCCGCGCTGCGCCCTTGACGATAACCGCGACTCACAGATCGACGTATCTGACATCATTCTTGCTTATGTTCGTGGCGGTCATCTGTACTTTAGGGCGCAGAGAGATCGCTATACGGTCGAATACGATCTGCTCGACGGCGTAGGCCCGGCCGGTTTAATCCAGATAGGCATGAACCGAGTGTGGCGCATGCAGTTTCAACTCTCGACTGCATCGGTGTAAAACATGGCTGAGCTGAAGGACGCACTCGCACGAGAGATCTACGCGGGCGCCAACACGCCCGAGGCCGGGCCGTCGTGCGTCTACTCCCTCGCCGGCGTCGTGATGGAGATCTGCATCCGCGCCGGGCTCGACCCGCGGCACGTTGACGTGGGCGATCTGTGCGAGCTCCCGGTGCGAGGATTCGCGGTGACGAACCAGTACCCTGCGTCGGAGGCGCTGCGCGCTCTGGCGCAGATCTACTTCTTCGACCCGGCCAACTACGACGGTCAGCTCCACTTCGTGACTCGCGGCAAGAATGCGGTGCTGACGGTAACAGAGGACGAAATGCTCGACGACGATCAGGACATCGAGCAGACGAAGCGCGCCGACTCGATTCAGATCCCGCGAGTGCTGCATCTGAACTACCATGACGTCCACGGCGGCATCGCTCCGGAAAAGCAGACCAGCGAGCGATCGGGCGACCGGCGCGCCACGGGCGAGGTCTCGCTTCAAACGGCTGTGCTCATGACGGCCGACGAAGCGGCGATGGTCGTTCACATCAACCACAAGGTGATGATCGAGAATCAGAAGGGGGAGCTGAAGTTCTCCCTTCCGGACAAGTACATCCGATTGACTCCGGCCGACATTATCTTTGTGCAGTGGCAGGGCCGGACCGAGCGGGTGCGCATCGTACGGGTCGACGTGTTCGACGGGTATCAGGAGTACACGTGTCTGCGCGACAGGCAGAGCGCGTATTCGCTCACGAACCTAAACATCGAGGGGATCCCGCCTGCGCCCCAGACGCCGCCGCCTTCGAGCATCGTAGGCCCGACGCTCATCGCGCCGCTCGACATTCAGCTGATGCGAGACGCCGACGATAACCTCGGCATCGGCATTTATATCGCCGTGTCGGGCATCTTCCCGGCGTGGAACGGGTGCCTGATCGAGCTCAGCTACGACGGGGGTCAGAACTACGTGGAGTCGGGCGAGAGTCGGATCAGCGCCGTCATGGGCGAGCTGATCACGCCGTTGGGCGATCACCCGGCTGAGTTCCCTGACACGCACAACACGTGCAGCGTTCGGATCGATACGCCCAACGCGGAGCTCTTCGACACTACGCTCACCGGTCTGCTCAACCGCGAGAACCTGGCGGCCGTGGGGACTCTCGAGGACGGGTTCGAGCTGATCAACTTCGGCGACGCGGAGGAGACGACGGAGGGCGAGTGGACGATCGGCCATCTGCTGCGCGGCCGGAAGGGCACCGAGCCGAGAGCGCACGCGCCGGGGGAGCGATTCGTGCTCCTCGAGCGCGGGTTCATCAGCTTCCAGGTGGGGAGCATCACCGACATCGGGCGCACGCTGACGTTCCGCGCGACGAGCTTCGGAACGTCGCCCGAAACGGGCACGGTCGTGAGTCTCGTCTTTCGAGGTAACACCCAGGTCGAACGCCGGGTAGGATACCTGTCGGCGCGACGAGTCGACGCGAACAACGTGCTCGTCACGTGGCAGGGCGTGGGTCGACTGGGCGGAGGGGCAGCCGTAGCGCACGGTTCGAGGTTTGCCGGGTACCGCGTCGTCTTCGATGATGGCGACACGGAGCTCGAAATCGATACCCAAGCGCAGTCGCTGACGCAGGACGTCTCGAGTCTGAGCTCGCCCATCAACATTCGAGTCTATCAGCTGAACGATCTGACGGGCGAGGGCCCGGCGGCGGAGGTCACAATCGCATGAGCAACACACCGAGGATCGGACTCCCGTTCGTGCCGGAGGGCACGTTGGATCCCGCCGCGGGTCTCAATTTGGCGCTGAACTTTCTCGACGCGCTGACGCAGTGCGCCGTCACGTCGATCAGCCTGACCGAGCCTCCCGCGACTGCCAACGACGGCGAGCAGTACATCGTCGCCGGGGAGGGCGGCGTCGCGACGGGCGCCTGGGCCGGGCACGAACTCCAGCTCGCGAGGTTCGTCGATAAGGGCAACTTTTGGCAGTTCTTCGAGCCGGGCGTCAACGTTTTCTTCTGCCTGAATCTCTCCGACGGCGGTCTCTACAAGTTTGTCCCCGGCTCGCCGGGATCGTGGGTCCTGGCGGCGGGGTTGGGCGACGCGCCGGCCGACGGGCAGCGATACGTTCGACGCAACGCCGTCTGGGAGGCATTGACGGGCCTCCTGACGGTGCAGGATACGGATTCGTCGCCCACGGTGAGCGCGGGGAACGTGCACACGCTCCTGGTGGGCGACGGACTGCAGATCGTGCCGGTATCGCCCGGCGTCGTGACGCTCAACAGCGTTCCCCAGTACGCCCCCGTGATCGACGTCCCCGATCAGTTCACCAACGCGCTCGCGGGAGTCTTCGGCAATTACATGCGGTTCACGCACGCAGCCGCCGAGTTTCACTTCTCGGGCAGCGAGCCCTGGGTGATCGGCGCGGAGTACCACGGGCGCTACGCCGGGTCGGGCACGCTCACCATCACGGCCGGCGCCGGGTTCACGATTAACCCGCCCGCCAGAGGCACGTTGGTGATCCCTCCGGGCGGCACGTTCACCGTGAAAATCGTCGCCGCGGACGAGGCTGATCTGTTTGGCGTTACGGTGCCTGCGTCATGATCCCGGGAATCGTGGCCGGCGGCGCGACTCCCGCATACACCTACGAAGTGTTCACCAGCAGTGGCACATTCAACGTGCCAGCTGGCGTCACCAGTGTGGATGTTCTGCTAGTTGGCGGTGGCGGTGGCGGTGGCGCCACGATCTACGGGGCATCTAACATCGTCGGACGCGGCGGCGGTGGCGCTGGTGGTCTCGTCATCGCCTACGGGGTGGCGGTCATGGGCAATGTGACTGTGACGGTCGGCGCGGGCGGCCTCGGCGGCCTCGTCACCAATCCACAAGTGCCGGACGGCCATCGCGGTCGCAACGGCGAGGACAGCAGCTTCGGCAGCATTACGGCCAAGGGTGGCGGTGGCGGCGGGCCAGCCTTGGACACCGGCACGAGTGACGGTGCTGACGGCGGCAGCGGCGGCGGCGCCGGCTTCCGCTCCAACTCGCCCGGTTCGGGTGTCGCCGGGCAAGGCCACGCTGGAGGCAGCGCGAACTTCAGCGCCACCTCGAGCGGCGGAGGTGGCGGGGGTGGCGCTGGTGGCGTCGGTGGCAACGTGCCCGACAACACCTCAGGGGGCAATGGCGGCCCTGGCGTCACGCTGGAGAGCCTCGGTTGGGGTGACGCCGTCGCCTTTGGGGCCCCCGTCAGCGTCGGCGGCGGCGGTGGGGGCGGGGCGTACACCGGCGGCGCGCCCGGCACGGCAAGTGATGGCGGCGGCGCGGGCGGCGCGCAGAACTTCGAACGCGGCGCTGATGGGCAAGCCAACACGGGCGGCGGAGGAGGAGGTTCCGGTGGCGGCAGCGGCACGCAGACTAGTACGGGCCAGAAGGGTGGCAACGGCGGCTCCGGTATAGTTATCGTGCGCTACGTGACACCGTAGGCCTCCACGCGTGAGCGTACACATCGCGGTTCGTCCATCTGTCTGAGGTATGAGTCAGATGCTCAATAAGCTCATCGACATCTTTATCGGCGACATCCCGCAGAATCAGCGAGCGGCGTTCACCCGCATTTTCTTCAGATGCATCTTCCTCGTGCACATCGTCTGGGCGTGCGGCTGGCTCGCGTCCCTGGGTCTGACCGGCTTCGCCAGGGCGGAGAGCATCGAGCAGGTGAAGCGCGAACTCTCGACTCAGATCGCTGAATTGAACGCGAAGATCGAGACGATACAGAGTCAGGTCGCCCGAGGCCAGAAGGTGCAGACGCGTACGGCATACGAGACCGAGCTTCGCCGACTGAACCAAGAAATCTTCGCCGTCGAGGCGAGATTGAAGGAGCTCACCGCGGCCGGGATCAGGGCTGACCGGATCTACGACGAGAGGCTCAACGACCTGAAGATCGAGCGCAGTAGGGTAGAATCTCGCCTCAACGCTTTCTTACGTGCTAACCCTGACATTGCCGAAGCGACATACTGATGCCAAGGTTCAGCGAAACGTCGAAGCAACGCCTCGCCACCTGCGACTCTCGCCTGCAGCTGATCTGCAACGAAGCGATCGAGATCGTCGACTTCACGATCATCGAGGGCCATCGCGACAAGGCAGGACAGGACGCCGCGTTCGCCAAGGGCGCGACGCAGCTTCGATGGCCCAACGGCAAGCACAACCAGTACCCGTCGCGGGCCGTGGACGTCGCCCCCGTGTACTACGACGCCGGAAAGATGAAGATCGACTGGAACGATCTGATCGCGTTCGGTCGCCTCATGGGCGTCATACAGGCCATCGCCCATCGTCATAACATCCGATTACGATTCGGCCTTGACTGGGACGGCGACTTCAGGAGCGTCGATCGCGATCCCAGTGAGTCGTTCCTCGACGCTCCGCACATCGAACTGGTGGACCCATGAAGAAGTCAGTCATCGCATCTCTGGTCCTGGTCGCAGCTCTCGCGTGCGTTCCAGCGTATTCACAACAGGCGCCGACGGGCGAATTCAACCTCACGACGACGGTCAACAACGACGGCACGCTCACGCCGACGCTATCGTGGAGCACGACTCCGGCGGCGACCTCGTGCGTCGCGTCGGGCGACGACGAATGGTCGGGAAACAAGCCTGCGGCCGGCACGGAGGTCCTCTCGCCTCGTCCGACGACGCAACCTCGAAACTTCATGTTGGTGTGCACGTTTCCGGGCGATACGCAGGCGACGCTGATGTGGACGCCTCCGACGCAGAACACCGACGGCAGTCCGTTGCTGAATCTCGCCGGATACCGCGTCCACTGGGGCGTCGCCGACGATCAGCTCTCGAACACGGCGCAGGTATCCGACCCGAGCGTCACCACGTACACGGTCGAGAACCTGACGCCGGGAACCTGGTACTTCGGCGTCACGGCGTACACGACCCAAGGCGCCGAGTCGACGATGTCGAACGTCGTCAGCAAGACGATGCGCGCCCCGGTCGAGTGGTCGCAGTCGATCGGCATCAAGACGCCGCGAGCGCCCGTTCTCGACGAAATAGAGTGATCGGCCCCAAAGCAGAGGGAGTGAACATGAACCTGAAAGACTCGGCGTTGAATCGCCACAAGACGAAGGCGCTCGGTCTCGCGACCGTGGTGCTGGGATTCCTGCAGACCGACCCGCAGCTCAAGGCGCTCCTGCCGGAGGCGGCGTACGCGTGGCTCATGGTGGTCGTGGGCCTGGGCACGGTGGTGTGCGGGTTCCTGAACACGTTCCAGGCGCCGCCGGAGGATTCCGGAGGACCTGACTACGAGGGGGGTTACATACGGGCCCCCATGCTGGCGCTGATCCTGGCGCTCTCCGTAGCTCTGGCGGCCCTTCCGGGGTGCGCCCAGCTGGGATTCCAGACCTCCGGCGGCTTCAACGACCGGCTGGCGGCAGGCTACTCGCTGGTCGCGGCCATCTCTGAGGGCGCCGGGATCGTCCTGGATAGCAAGGTGCGGGCCGCCCAGAACGAACCAGATCCGGAGCGCAGGCGCGCCCTGATCGCGGCCGCCAGGGCGGACGCCCAGAACCTGAAGGATCAGGCGCAGGCGGCGAAGGAGGCCCTGGACGTCGCCCGGAGCCTGAGAGGTGTGAACTTCGAGGCCGCCGAGGAGCGCCTGGTCTCGACGTTGCGTGTTCTGGAGGCGCTTCAGAGATACCTGGAGGAGAACCCATGAAGACGAGCGAAGCGCTGGCGCTCATGATCGTGCTGACCCGAGAGCTCAACGCTCTGGCGATGGCGTACAAGTCGGCCCGCGATGCGGGCAGGGACGATCTCACCGACGAGGAAGTCAGTACCTTCTCGGTGCGTGCCGACACCTCGTTGTCCGATCTTCAAGCAAAGATCGATTCGCTGGGCTGAACGCCCCTCGGGGCCCTCGGGTCAGAGGGCCCCGACCTGCATCAGCAACACGCCGAGCATCACGCCGCACGCCAGCCCGAGCGCGAAGAACATCAGGCGCTCGACGCGTCGTCCCTTATGTCGCTGCTCGTGAAGCCACGCTATCGTGCGCAGCTCCGCCTCGACGAAGTCGAAGTCAGGCGGGAGCCCGAACTCTCGGCGGACGCTGTCCTCGGCCAGCGCGTCGCTCTCGAGGTCCTGCTTGAGACGCGTCAGCCCGTCGATGCGCCGGTGCGACGCCGCATCGAGTACCTCGACAACCTGACCGCCGTCGGTCGGTTTCTGCCGGCTCGCCCGGCATGCACTGCACAGCTGCTTAAGAGGATCGTGGAGGGTCCCCGCGTCGATCCACCGACCTTGGCAGCCTTCTACCTTGTGTTCGCTCATCGATGTCTCCACGGGCCCCTCCTGCCGTACGGCGTGAACGGTCTGACGATCTTGAAGTAGATCGCGGTGCCGAGCACGACGCACAGCAGGAGGAGGACCGCGATCATGACGCCAGGTCCACCGCCGGCTGGGAGCCCGTGTCGTCGACCTTGGGGGCGGGCGTCGCGGGCTCGCTCGTCTTCGCGGAGGCCTTCTTCTTGCTCGCGGCTTTCTTCGCCGGAGCCTTCGAAGCGATCTTCGCCTTGCCGAGCTCCTTGCCCATCTGGTGCCTGGCGATCCAGCGCACGTAGCCGCGCGTCGGCTTCTTGCCCGGGAACTCCTTCTTCGCAGACTCGAGGATCGCGTCGACGTCCGTCTCGCCGGCGGCGATCTGGTCCTTGATGTACTGCGCGATCGAATCGCGGTTCTTGCGCTTGGCGGCCAGCGCCTTGTCGTCGAGCTTCTTCGCGACCTTCTTCGCCGGGGCCTTCTTCGTCGCGGCCTTCTTCGTCGCCTTCTTGGATGCTTTCTTCGTTGCCATGTCAGTGAACTCCTGAGTTGATGTCGAATCTAGAGCGGCGCGTCGCGCCTTCACTCGCACCTTCCGTTCGCACAGCTGCCGGCGATCTCCACCACCGAGTTTGCGACGTCCGACACGGGCGAGTACTCGCACATGTCTGACACCTCTTCCTCGTTGGTCGCGACGTAGCGCAGCGCGGCAGCATACCTGCGCTCGTCGATGACTCCGACCTCGCGCATCGCCGCGAGCTCCTTCTTCACGGCGTCGATGTTGACGTGACGGGCGCTCATATTCGGACGCCCAGCGCTCGGACCGTCCAGACCACCGGCCGGGAGAGAACCCAGCCGGTGATGATGACTGCGATGATCAGGGCTACCATTACCTGCCTCCCTCGTCCGAGTCGGCGACAGTCAGCGAGTAGCGGCCATCGCTGTACGTGGCCTTTATGAGTCCGGCGCGGATCGCGCGGTTGACCGGCTCGTAACCGAGCGCCCAATTCCTGCTCGGGATCGGGTGCGGGCTGATTCGCATTGCGACGAAGCGCTTCGAACATCCCGGATTCGCGGCAACGATGGCAACGGCGCGAGACATCTGGGGGCCGATACGAGTAGTCATGATCTGGTCTCCTGTCTGGTGCCCCTTGGGCCGGGGCTGGCCGGTCTTCGTTTCGGGGAACCATTCCCCGCGACCACGGAAACCGACCGTACCGAAGCTCTTCGGCGTATTACACCACTTTTGCAAAAACTATGACGGGCTCTACAGTTTTTCGGTGTTCCGCTTCCAGTCTACCCACGCCGCGACCTTCCGGTCGCAGATCCGCTGCGGGATCTCGCCTCGGCAGAACACCAGGACGCTCTCGACCGCGTAGGGTCCGACGCCCGGGATTTCCTCGAGGGGCATCTTACCCCAAGCTTTGTAGAGACCGCGCAACGTTTCGGCTCTTTTTTCGCTCATACCCAGAGGCTTCAGAATCGCCTCCAGGTCGGGCCCCGCCATCGCCAGCGATGCGGGCGTAGGCCATCGCTCCAGGAGCCGCATCACGACGCCCCTGGCGATCCTGGCGGAGCAGACGTTCAAGCACACGCAGGCGACCACCACCCGCCATTCGTTGAGCGGGTCGTCGGGCCCGAAGAGCCGGACGAGGTCCCTCTGGATCATCGGCGGTTCGCCGTCGAACGCTCGGGCGAGGCGACCCGAGGCGATCCAGAGCAGTCGGCCGGCGTCGTCGCCGTACTCCTGGTCGTAGACGATCTCCTCGCAGGAAGTGTTGAGGAGGAGCTTCGTGCAGCTCGGACACGGGAACGCGGTGACGTACGCGCGCTTGATCGCGTGGGCGTCCGGGCACTGCAGCACCGCGTTCTGTTCGGCGTGCACGGCGTGGCAGGCATCCAGATTCTGCCCTGACCTCGCGCTTGCCCCCGCGCACGCGTGCGGGAAGTAAACGACGCCGGCGGCGACGTCTACGTCGTTGCAATGTGGCTGCCCTGCCGGCACTCCGTTATACCCGGTCGCCAGGACGTGGTTGTGTCGGTCGACGAGCACGCATCCTACGGCTCGCCTGACGCACGTGCTTCGACTGGCGACCAGCCTCGACATGTCGATGAAGTATCGATCGATGCTCGGTCTCATTGTCGCTGTCTCGCTGATGGGCGGATCTCTCGGCATCTTTAATCTCGGCGTTGACGCGTGACCGTCGGCTCCATTTCGACGTACTCGATTCCGTGACGCTCGAGGAGTTCGACTAACAGCTCGTGAGCGCGGCTCTTCTCGGGCACCTGATACACGATCACGTCGTCCCTCGGATCCTTCGGGTCGGGATCGATCGCGATTATCCGGATGATCATTGTCGCCTCTCATGGAGTCTCTCCAGTCGGTACTTCGCAGCGATGGCTTGATACCGAGTCGGATAGTCCTGCTCGGGAACGTCGCGCCACCGGAGCCAGCGGCGTTGTTGAATGACGTGACGGAGCCGTTGACCACGCACAACTTCTCGGATTCGCAGTTTCATCCTGACCTCCCAAAGACATCTCAGCCCGCCTGCGGACGGAGAAACATCGACAGCTCCGCCGGCTCTGGCATGGCCGAAAACGAGTCGCGCCGCATGCGGTAGAGCGACAGCGCGTGTCGCCACATGACGTCGGCTTCGACCGTGATGCCATTGGTCAAGACCTCGCGCCGCAGGTTCGTCAGCGTGTCGACGATCTGGTCTGCGATCGGGTTGTTCATTTTCTTCGCTCCTGTGTCAGGTTAAAAAGGGGAGCCCGGCGTCTCATAACCACCGGGCTCCGGAGGAAGGCCGATCAGGCGGCCTCAGCGAGCTGCTTCCATTCTGAGCGGGAGAGATCGATGATACGTGCGCCCATCCGCTCGAGCTCGGTCGCACGGTCGTAGTCCTCGACTTCCTGGCTGTAGCGGGTGATCGCGGCGTGCACCCCGTAGCGTGTCATGTCGCCGCCCTCGATTAGGGTCTGGAGCACGCCCTTGCGCTCGCCCTCGGCAAGCCCGAACTTCTTGCCCACCCGCTCGACGACCTCGACGACGTCAGCCTTCTTGGGGAGCTTGTCCTGGGACGCCTCGCCGATCTTCTCCACGAGCGCCTCGAACTTCGCCTGATCGAACGCGGCGGCCACGAGGTCTCGCGTCTGCGACCACAGCGCGGCGTCGGTGAGGCGCTTCGTCTTGTCGGTCAGGAGCGCGTAGACCTGATCGCTCAGCTCGGCCCGTGCGCCCGTATGGAACTTGCGAAGCTTCGTCTCGAAGGTCGCCAGGTTCGTGCAGGCCTTCGTGAAGACGCCCGTCTCGATCAGCAGGGATCCACGACCAACCTCCGAGTTCGAGATCGTGATGGCCGGCGAGAGCGTGTCGAAGAACACGTTGCTGCCGTCGCCCAACCTGCGGCCGGTAGGCACGTCCTTCTCGATCTTGCGATCGACCGCCTTGATGTACAGGCGCGACTCGGTCACATGGCAGCTCATGATCAGGAGATTGCGCTCCATCAGGACCGGTAGGACGGCTTCGGCGAGGTCCTCGTTCTCAAGGGCTCGGTACTTGTCGGAGAGGACGGCGCGCACCTGGCCGTCGAGGGTGCGAACCATGCGACGCTCGTCGGCGCGATCGCTCAGCCAGCGGTTCACGTTGTGGGCCAGGAGCTCGGGATCGTTCTCGAGCATCCGGCGGTAGTACGCCATGGGGATGCCGGCGTAGTCGGCGAGCTGCTCGTGAGCCACCTTGTTGATGTCGAACGTCATCTTCTCATCGAGCACGACGATCGGGCTCTTGTCCGAACCGACCGCTACTTTGAGCTTCGAGATCGGCGCGATGAAGTCAGCCTTGGCTTCGCGACGACGCTCGAGCTCTTTCGCCAGCTCGGTCAGTGAGAGTCCAGTCTTCATATCGATTCCTCCGTTTTGGGTCCAGGACCATCCCGGACCACGGAGAGCATTCTGTTGCAAAAGCGAAGAGCTTGTAAACTGCAAAATTATGAAAAGTGTTACGCAGTCTATAGTAGGCAAAGAAAAGGGGCCTCGGAGAATCCGGGCCCCTGATGCTTTAGGGATTGCGCGGCTCGAAAACCTTGACAGCGTTCTTGCGCGGATTCACGCCATCCGGTTTCGAAGCCATTAGATCCAGATAGTTGATAAGCGACTGCGGTGTTTCGAACTTCGACGGATCGATGGGTGCGTACGTCGCGACATCGTTGTCGTACACAAAGTCGAGGGCGCTCTGCCACTGGGGCTCGTAGATGTGCTGGCTCCCGACCATGAGTGTGTGATACCCGAGTTTCAGATCCTTGCGGCCGCGTTTCGCCCGTTCGCGGAGCAAGAGGATGATGTACGTCGTCAACATCGCAGCGTTGAACGCGTCATAAGGATAGCCGAGCCACACGTCGCTCGAACGCATCGACTGGATGCAGTGAAGCATGCCGTCGCGAGCGATGAATTGGTATGACAGAGTGCACGGGATATCACGCGACGGTCGAGGATTAGGTCGCCATATCGTCATGACAGCCTGCCTGGTGTCGGGATCATCGGATAGCATATCGCAGACATAGCTTAACTGTTCGACGACTGGCGGGCCGTACGCGCCGTCGTAGAAGAAGCCATCATCGCTGAACTGCCAGATGAAGGGCATGTTTTTGTCTCTGAAATACTGAATGTCTTTTCTTCCCATTAGTATCCACGCAGCCTCCGCCGGATAGAACCGATAGCCGATCTTTCGCGACGGCTTGGTCACGATCGGGTAGCGCATGTCGAACGAGATCGCCTCGCCGATCAGCTCCCGGACCCGTTTGCCTCGCGGCGCCGACTCCTGGCCGCGCGTCATCACCTGGTCGAGCGCGTGGCTCAACGCTTGATCGATGTTCTCGAATACGCTCGTCATTGGAACCACCTCGTAGCTATCTCGACAACCCGCTGCATGTCGCCCTGAACCGTGCGATCGTAGCGAACGATCTTGTTTCTCAGCGCCACGATCTCCATGATCGTGTCGTACGCCTTGATGAGCGCCGGTGCCGTCTCGAGCACACGGGCCATGTGCTCGTCCGTATCGTGTGCCTTGCGCCTGTGATCCTCGAGCACGCCCTTCAGCAGCGTCTCGTCGGGCGGCCGGCAATACACGACCATCGTCGGCGCGCGGATGTCCCTCAGCGCGTCGATGGCGATCGCCGCCTTCGCCGGATTGTGGAGCAGCGAGTACACGCTCTCGCTGATGTGCGTGATTCGATCCTGCACGCACTTCATTCGCATGCGCTGGCAGCTCCGGAACAGGCACGCGTAGACGTCGTCCTCGTTCCGAGTCGGACCCCCGGTGTGCAGCACCTGCCAGCCCATCACGCGCCCGATCTCGTTGGCCAGAGTCGTTTTGCCGGACGCGTCGAACCCCTCGACGATGATCATTGTTCTCTCCTCACTAAGTCTGTTAGATCGGGCTTGACCCAGCCCTCAGGTTTCACGATGTCCCACGCGCTGTCGCGCTTGGACGCCTGTCGCGACGGGGCGAGCACCTTCTGCATGTTCGCGTGGTGCACCCGCCAAAACGCCGCGACGACGATGTCAGGGGTGAACCCGAGCTGCAGCGCGGTCCCGATCAGGACGTAGAGCTGATCGATGAGCGCGTCGAGCTGCTCGTCCAGCTCGCCTCGGTCGATCGCGAGCACGAGCTCGGTCGCCTCCTCCAGCGTCAGCTTCTTTCGGAGTGACGCCACGGACGCCGGCATCTCGCGAGGCGGGCCGGAGTATTCCTGGTTGAATTTCTTCTGGAACGCCCTGACGGCGTTCATCATGAGGTTGAAGTCGTGCAAATGTCTCTCGCTCATGATCGCACCAGCAGAGTCGTGGGTTCCTGGAGACCGAGAGTCCGCGCGCGGAAGCACTGCATCTCGTGCGTCCGGCAAGCGTCGTCCTCGGTGAAGACGATCGGCTCGCCGTGGTAGTTGAAGCTCGTGTTGATGAGCACCTGATCGGGCAGCAGGCACAGGAGCCGGTGCACGTCGTCGCCCTCGTCGACGATCTGAGGTCTCGCCGTCCACACGTCCTCGAGAGGATCCCTGTGCGCGACGCCCATGTGCAGAGGAGAGGGCGCGTCCTTGAACGCGACCGTAGTGATCATGAAGCGATCGCTCACGGGCACGTCGAGCAACTCGTCGTGACGGAACAGCTGCATAGCCCGACGCCGGGTGATGACGGGAGCCATGGGCATCACGTCGTCGCGTTCGTTGAGTCGGTTGATGAGCGACACCATCGCCGGAGTCGGCATCGCGAACGTGGTCGTGTTGCACAGCGCGCGAGGGCCGAACTCCATCCCGCCGCGAACGACGTTGACGACGTGCCCCTCGTCGAGGAGCATGGCCGCCCTGGGAACCCATTCGCTCGCGTCCACCACTTCCACCCCGACGGGGAGCTGCCCGTCTCGTCCCAGGATCGTCCTGGCGCCCCAGGTCAGACCGGCGCAGGTGAGGTCGGGGGAAAACCCCATGGCGGCACCCTGGTCGCCCGCAAGGGGGTGAGAGAAGACCCTGCGGCCGGTCCTGAGCTTCACCTGCCGGCTCAGTTTGACGTTGTAGAACGATCCCCCGGTCAGAATCAGGTGAGGCGCCGGCCCGAACGACTTGGGGATCGCTCTCTCGAGGAGCATGATGACACACTGCTCCAGGAAGTACTGAGCGCAGAACGCCACGCACGCTCTGACTCCGGCTTCGGGGAGATTCGGCGGGAAGAGCTTGCGCCAGCGATCGGCGATCTCCCACCAGTACGCCTTCGCGAATTTCAACGCGTTGTAGTCGATCAGCTTACCGTGCAACGACGGCTTCTCGGTCGAGTCGAGCATCATCCAAGCGTGGAAGTCGGCCTGCCGCTGGATGGCGTCCGTGATCCCGATCAGGTGGGCTCTCGGCACGTACTCGAGGACGTGCGCCTCGTAGCCGAGGAGTTTGTATTCGTCCTGGTTCGGTTTCAGTCCGAGGTACTCGGTCGTGTACTGGTACATCAGCCCGAGGGATCGCGAATACCCGTACGTGCGATGCATCAGCTTCGGCCGCGTCGTGAACGGATGCACCGCGTAGTAGACCGAGAAGCATTCCTGATTCGTGCCGAATCCGTCGATGACGACGACGTGCGCGTCGTCGGCCCGTCCGCCGTTGCTGACAAAGAACGAGATCGCCGACTGGGCGTGCGCATCGTGGTGGGTGAATCCGTCGTTGAGACCGACGACGACCCCCGCCACGCTCTCGAGATGATCGAGATCGAGATACTTGTTGTTCCGAAGCGTCAGGTCGTCGAACCAGTGCGACACGTACGCCACGTCCGCTCCGCCGTCTCCGACGGCGAGCTCGATCGCGTCGCGCGGATAGGCGCTCGAGCTTTTCTTGCGATCGATTCGCTCCTGCTCGTAGCCTCGTATCACCACGCCGTCGCGAGCGAAGACGGCGGACGAGTTGTGTCCCAGGGACACGAAGAGTTCATCGGTCATATCAGCTCCTTCTCGAGGATTGTTGTGAGTAGTTCGTCTTCGGCTTGTTGTTTGCGTTTGAGCACGCTCGCGACGTAGCCGTCGACCGTATGTCGGGCGATGAGCCGGCGAACCACGACCTTTGTCGCCTGCCCCTGCCTCCAGATTCTTCGGATGAATTGCCAATGTTGCCCGTGGCTCCAGGGCATGTCGTAGAAGATCACGCTCGCGTCGGGCGACTGCATGTTCATTCCCAGCGCTATCGTCTTCACCTGCCCCAGCAGGATCGGGAGCTCGCCCCTCGACCACGCGGCGAAAAGTCGTTCCTTCTCCCGCGGCGGGGTGAAGCGGTCGATCGCAGGGGCGTTCGGGAACGCAGCCTGGATCAGACGTTTGCTGCCTTGATACCAGAAACCCACGAGGATCGGACGACCGAACGCCTCGTCGACGGCCTCCTCGAGAGCCCGTATCTTCGACGGCACGTGCTCGATGACGTGGGCAACCCGTTCCTCGTCGTACACGAATCCGCTCGTGATCTGCCGGAGCTTGTCGAGAGCGACGCCGGCGTTCGCCAAGGTGAATGGCTCGTCGGGTAGCTCGACGATGCAATGCTTGCGCGTCGTCTCGTAGAACCTACGTTCGGCGGGCGTCAGATCGAATACGACGTCGCTGAAGATCAGCGGCGGCATGTCCAAACAATCGGTCGCCCGACGGACGAAACACAGCGGCGCGGCGTCCCGCCTGAGATCCTGCGCCCGCGTCACCTTCCACGTCGTGTAATTCTCCCTGACTACGGGCGAGCAGTATCTCTCTCGAAACACGCCGATCCGTTTGCCTAGCGATTCGCCGCGATCGACAAACCAGAGCTGTCCCCACAGATCGTGCAGCGAGTTCTCGGCCGGCGTTCCCGTCATGGGGATCACTGCGTCAAACGCCGGCTCGAACGCTCGCAGAGCCCGAAACGTGACCGACGACGGCGACTTCACCGCCGTCGACTCGTCGAGGATCAGCAGGTCGTACGGCAGCTTACGCCTCGCGGCGACTTCGTCGTAGAGCCAGTGTACAAGATCGTAGTTCAAGACAGCGACGTCGGGCTTCTGATCGAACAAGATGCGAGCTCGCTCCTTCGGAGAGCCTCGCACCAGGGCGAACGAGAGGTCGCGAGCCCACTCCCGATGTTGAGCCGGCCAGACGAACATCGCCGGGTTGAGAGGCGCCACGACGATGGTCCGGCGGGCGCGCCTCGCCGCCTCGAGACCGACGCGTGTCTTGCCCAGTCCGGGCTCCATGAACAGGGCGCCGCGCCATCCTCTCCGTCGAAGAAAAGCGAGAGCGTCGTTCTGGTGACGCAGCAACGGCTTCATTCGAAGTCATCCTCGATGCCTAGCGCCCTGACGATCGCGAGCGCCGCTCTCTTTACGTCAGGACCTTCGACGACTAGTACATCGATGCCATACTTCTTTCTCATCTCCCTGTGACGCTCGACCTGCGATCGTCGAGCTTCCTCGCCCTCGCGCTTCACTTCGACGAGCTTCGCCCGGCCGTTACCCAGAGCCAGGCGATCGGGGAAGCCCTTGATCGTCGGCTTCAGCTTTACGAAGCCGACGCCTCGCAACTTCAACTCGTCGCGCAGCGCGTACTCGAACGGACGTTCTCGCCGCGTCAGACGACGACGAAGCTTGAGATCGATCGGGGCGTCGAGGTCGCGTTTCATTTGTGATATCTCGGGCCTTCCCACACCTCGACCTTGATGGGCAACCCCTTGGCCCACGACGGCACGTCGAGCATGATCTCTTCGACGATCTTCGCCGCCTTGCCGGGCTCGCCCTCGACCACGAGTTCGTCGTGGGAGTGCATCACCGGCTCAATTTCGTCGTACTCGAACTCGGCCTTGACGATCGCATCGGCCAACAGGTCGCGAGCCGTGCCGCTGACGACGTATTCGCACAGCTTCCCACCGTACGTGCTCTCCACCCAGCCCTTGCCGTTGATGAACTGCAGGTCGCCGTCCCGCCCGATGCGAGCGCGGCGGTGGAAGATCTCGCGGCCGCTCGGAAGCCGGATCACCAGATCGCCCTTGCGCATCGAGAAACGAATGCGCCCGTCGCTGACCTCGTGCGGGAACCCGGTTCGCACCGTGGCGATCGCGGCATCCTCGAGCTCTTCCCAGAACTTCGGCACACGCGCGTACCGCTTGCGGTAGGCGTAGACCGACTTCTTGCACAGCTCGTCAGAGATGATCATCCCGTACGCCCGTTTGCAGGTGAGCTTGAACTTACGCCATCCCATCCCGTAACCGCACCCGAGCACGGTGGTCTTGCCCATCATGCGTTCGAACGAGACGTCGAGGTCTTCCGGCTTCTTGTTGAAGATGACCGACCCCATGTCGCGATAGATATCGCCGTTGGACATGTAGATCTGGAGACCGTACTTTTCGTCGGCGAGCCAGAAAAGGACGCGAGCCTCGATCGCGGCGTAGTCGCCGACTCCGAACGTCTTGCCTTCGCGAGCGATGAACGCTCCGCGCAACGCGGTCGAGAGCACTTCCGCCGGCGGGGCCGGGGAGAGAAAACGCTTCGACTTCGGATCGCCCGGAATCTCGTTCTCCTCGATCCAGAAGTTCTCGCGCAGGATCTCGACGTTTCGAGTCTTCGCGGCCATCTTGATCGTGGCGACCATGCGCTCCATCAGTTCGCCGCCCTTCTCGTCCTTGTCCTTGCTCTTCGCGTTGCCGCGCGGGAAGTTCTGAGGCTGGATGAGCTTGCCGGCCCAACGGCCGTGAGCGTTCGCGCCGTAGTACAAGAAGAGACCGCGAACGACGTCCTCGTCCAAGCAATCGACGAACGCCTTGTACTTGCTGACGCTCGAGCGAGCGCCTTCCCGACGCAGCTCCAGGACGCGTCGCTGGGTCTCGGTCAGCTTCGCGTGATAGAGCGTGTCCTCCACCGTCTCCTGGTCGACAGAGTCGAGCTCGAGACCGGTCGAAGCGAGGAAGTCGATGATCTTGTCGCGCTGCGTCGGGGCCGTCACCCGGCCTTTCGTGACGCGGCTCATCTCCTCGCACAGCTGCTCCTCGAGGATGCCGGCGACGACGATGGCGGCCTTGACGAAGTCGACGTCGACCCTTATCCCGCGAAGGTTGATGCGGAAATCGGCGAGAAACGCTCGACGCTCGAACGGGGGGAGCGCGCCGATGTGATCGCTCAGCGCCATCTCGGCTCGCACGTCTCCCTTGCAATATTCGTACAGTTCTTCGTAGAGCTTAGGATCCTCATGCCATTCGCTCTTGTCCTTCTTCGTGGGCTTGCGAGGTTTGGACAGTTTCTGCATCGCCTTGCTCGAGAGCTTGCGCTGCTCAAGGCCGACGGCTATGAGCGCGTTCTCCAGGGCGCGAGGCAGACAGAAGAATGCGGCCCGCGCGGCGGAGCAGATGATGCGCTCGATTCGCAGACGCGGCCATCCGTGGCGTTCGACCATGACGTTATGCCAGATGCACCATTCGAAGAAGGCGTTGTGAGCCTCGACGAACGCGCCCTGCTCGATCGCGTCGAACAGATCTCGCGGCTCCGGGTCTCCCGGTCGCCATAGGCGAATGGGCCCGTGATCGAGCGCGTACGCCAGGCAAAGCACCGTCGTGCTCGGGTGCGTGCTGTAGCGCCACGCCCCGACTTTCTTGAGGTCAAGCCTGGAACGCGTCTCGAAGTCAGCCGTCGTTATCCAACACCGCATCGAGGTTCCGCTTGCCTTTATAGCTCAGAAGCCCCAGAACGCCCGTCATCGTTCTGTTGCCGCGCAGCCGGTTGAACCGGCCGACCATGCGCGCGAGCATATCGGGCCGCGGATTGGGTTTGTCGAGCTCCTCCTGCATCGCAGCACGCAGCTCGGCTTCGCTCATCTTGGGCAGCGCCTTGTACAGCTCCTTGTAGGAGCGCGGCGCGGCGCCGTTCTTCTTCGCCATGTCGTATTCTCCTCAATCCCACTCGACGCGACCGCCAAAGCGCGTCACGTCTTGTTCTAGTCTACGACGCACCGACTCCAGGCTGTCGTGCCCGGTCCAGAAGCGCCACCACCAACGACTCAGTTTCTCCCATAGCCTCGCTCCGATCTCGCTCATCGCCCCTCCTCCTCCTCGTCGTCCCCGGGCGAACGCGTAGAACGAAGCCGGCCGGGATCGACCGGCCTCGTTACTCTACATCAGATCACGTCATCGTCGTCGTCATCGTCCTCGTCGCGACGCGCCTTGCCCCGATTTCGGCGATTTCGACGATCGTCGTCGTCATCGTCGTCATCGTCGTCATCGTCGTCGATCTCGACGGGCTTGAACGAGTCCTTCGGGTCGATCTTCCCTCCGCCCAGAGGTTCGTCGTCCTTCACCTTCTGGATGCCGTTCAGAATCACCGTGACGCCCTTTGCGCTCGGGCGGTCGTAAGGGTAGAACTCGACATCGGCGATCGCCCAGCACCCGCTGTAGAACTCGCTCGGGCTCTCGATCGGCTCGACGTTCTGATCCACGATCGCAGGCCGACCGTACTTCTCCTGTCGACGCGCCACGATGATCACGTCATCGTCCTCGATGTAGTCGTACTCGTCCGAAAACTCCGAGCCGTTCCGGAAGGGCGACTTCAGACGCTTCGGCGGTTTGTCGCCCCACTTGTCCCTGATCGCCGCCTTCTCGGCCGCGTAGAGCGCCTTGAAGTTCGTCCCGGCTTTGAACAGCAGACCGACGGAGTAGCTCTTTTCGTTGCCCTCCTCCATCGCCTCAGCCTCGAACAGTCGGCACCAAATAACCCGAGCACGCGGCGTGTTCCGCACTCGCCGCTCAGGGCTCTTCTGTTTCGCCATCAGTCCATCTCCTCTTCGTTGGACACAGGTTTGAACGAGATCTTCGCGCTAGGCAACGCCTCGCGTCGATCCGACTCGGGTACGATGGTCGGAGCCCCGATGGGCTTGAACACGTACTGCGAGAGTTTCTTGCGCCGCTCCTTGGGCAGGAGCTCCTCGACCTTCGACGGTGAGAGGAGCTTCGTCTCCGTGATCTGATCGACTGTCAGTCCCAGACCCTTGGCGATCGACGCCGGCGTGTGCTTGGGCTCCCACACTCGACGCGTCACTTTCTGGACCACCTTGAAACCCGGCACACGATACCCCTTTTGCACGAGTTCGAGGGCTCGGACTTCGACGGCCTCGAGCCATTTCATGAACGCCGGAGCGCGCTTCATGATCTCGGCCACCTGATCGGGTTCGAGGGTCTCCGGCGCCGGGGGTTCGATCCGCTCGACCGGCACCGGCTGGAAGTTCTTCGTCGCGATGGCGAGCTGCCGCTCCCTCGCCATCGGGCACACGCCCAGCGCGTCGCAGTAGCGGCAGTGATCTCCGGGAACGAGCTCCGCCTCGTGGCCCTTCTTCTTCATGAGCCACTGAGTCGCCTTCTCGACTCCCTCCATGTGACGGTCGCACAGAGCGCCGAACTCCTTCGTCGTATAGACGTGCGCTCGCTCGGGAGGCCCGCCGTCCTGGGCGTTAGGTTGCCAGATAACAGCCTCGAACTCGCGGGGCCACGTCGGGAGCGTCTTAGCGATCCCGAAAAGGTAGTTGACGAGCTGCGTGTTGCCCTTCGCGTCGACGCCTTCGCGACCGCTCTTCAGGTCGATCGCTGTGAGACGCCCGGCGGCCAGGATGGCGAAGTCGACGCTGCCCCAGTTCTCCTCGGTGACGACACAGCGCTCCTCGATCCAGTACGTCGCGTCGGAATCGAGCAGCAGCGCCTCCTCCCAACGCCGCATGCAGAAGTCGACGTACGCCTTCGCTTCGGCCACCTCGTCCTTCGCGGCCTTCGCGGGCGGCTTGTATTTCTTGCCCCTGATCGAGGCGCGGAGCCAGGGCTCGGCGATCTCGTGGATGCGGGTGCCTCGCTGCGCGGCCGGACCGCTCTCCCGTTTCTGGATCGTGCCCTCCTCGATCAGGCGCCTGATGTAGCCCTGACTGGCGTAACACACGAGCCACCGGCTCGAGGCCGACGGAGGGAGGGGCGCGTGAGCGCGATCCTCGTGATTCGCTTCGGGTCTCTTTCTCATGGGGTCTCCACCTCGAGCGTCGCGGGCGGATGAGCTCCGTCCCAGACGGTGAGGATCTCGCCCGGCGTCATCGCGGCGAGCTCGATTCTGCGTGCTTGATGAACGTCTGCTGGTCGGTGGGAAGGGACTTGTAGTCCTCCACCGTCAGGGACGCCTTGTAGCCGTCGTTGAAGACGACCCTGACCAACGCCACGCGCTGCCAGTCCTTCGCCCACCACCCGTTGCGGTCGACGAACTGCGAGTACAAGATGGGGACGACGCCGATGCGTCGCCTGAAATCGTCGGTAATCATGACTCCTCCGAAGGCCCGGGGCCTCGACGACCCCGGGCGCGGTTCTGGTTCTTCGACCTCAGGAGAGCTTACTCCGCCTCGCCGGCGGCTTCCATGGCCTTCTCGAGCTCGTCGATCACCTTCTGGCGCAGCTCTTCGTCGACCTCGCTGGCACGGTCCGCCTTGCCGTACTTCTTGATGATCTTCGCCACTTTCGTCTTCTCGAGGACCTTCAGCGCTGCGCGAACGGCTTCGATGATATCGCTTTCGCTCGGCGTATCACGGTCGCCGTCGTCGTCGTCGTCGCCGTCGCGGTCGTCGTCCTTGCTCGCGCCCTTGGCGCCCTTCTCCTTCGCGCCCGTCGACCCCTTGCCGGAGCGAGTCTCCTCGCCCTCATTCTCCTCCCCGCTTTCGCTGATCGCCGTTTCGATCTCTTGGGCCGCGTTGTCCAGAACGGAGACGACCTTGTTCAAAATCGAGACGATCAACGCAGCGAGCGCCGTTGTTTTCATTAGAGACACCTCGAATGGTATGGTTGCTTTTAGGTGCGGGTTTTTGCAAACCGGCGAAGGGGAATGTACAACAAGAACCTTCCGTTTGTAAAAACTTTCTGCAAAACCGATAATTACGCGGAGTTCTGCGCTCATGCTCGACGTCTCCAATCGACTCACCGTACTCACAACGCGTGGCGTTAAAGCAGTCAAAACGTTTAGAAAAACGAAAAGCGGCTCGATCGAAGTGGAAGGCTACGGGCGGGCGAAAACGTTCACGGCGGAGGAGATCGAGATCGACGATCGGGGCCAATGGCTCGAGAAGCTGAGACCGAAGAGCGAGTCGTTCGTCGTGCTAGGCGCGCCGAAAGACTGGAAGAAGGGAGAGAAGAAAAGGCGACTGAGCTCCGCGCGCGACGGGGCGGACGCCACGCTCGTCGACGTGCCCCGGCTGTGGATGCCCATCGACGTGGACCAGATCGACTTCGAACCCCTAGCGTCGATCGACGACGGCGAGACCTTCGCCCTTGAACTGCTCGACCGGCTCTCCCTCAGAGGCGTGCGATGCGTGTGGCATCTCACCAACAGCCACGGGTTCTTCGGCAAGTACAGGGCGCGGCTGTGGGTCGAGCTCGAGCGCCCGGCCACTTGCGCAGACATGAAGGAGTACGCCAAGGCGAAGTGGGGCGACGACAAGGTCGAGGTCGACGGCAAGATCAAGCACATCGTCGACTTCGCGGTCTACCGGCCGGCGCAGCCGATCTACACCGGCGACCCGATCCTGGAGGGCGTCGACGATCCCGTGGAGAAGAGGGTCGGCTGGATCGACGGCGACGCGCTCAAGGTGAAGGTGTCGTCGAGGACGAAGAAGAAAACGGGCGAGGAAGACGAGAACATCGCGAAGCTCAGGGACGCGGGCCTTTATATCGGGAGGCTCAGACCGGGACAGCACATGATCCGGTGTCCCTGGGAAGAGAACCACACGGGAGAGGAGCGCGACGACGACACGTTCTACTTCGAGCCCAACTACAACGGGCACGCGGAGCCTCGGTTCAAGTGTCACCACGCCTCGTGCGAGGACAAGTGGTGGGACCACGTCCTGGAATTCATGGGAGAGGGAGGCGGCGACGAGGACGACGAGGAGACGAGCCCGAACTGGGTCTTCGTCAGGCGACTCGATCAGTTCTGGGACGCGAGAGACGGGACGCTCGTCGACACGAAGGTCTACGACTCGACGCACGGGGGCAGGGGCAAGAAGGGGACGCCCACCGAGATCTTCTTGAAAAAGAAGACCACGCGCAAGGCCGACATCGCGGAGTTCCTCCCAGGGAGAGACCGATTCGTCAGGCGCGGCAAGCTGGTCGTGCTGAACACGTACATCGACATGCGGATCGAGCCCGATCCGAACATCGACGTCTCGATGTGGGAGGATCACCTGAACTGGCTCATCCCCGATCCCGTTGAGCGCGACTACATCGCGGACTGGCTGGCGTGGGTGTATCAGCGCCCGGGCGAGAAGATCACATGGGCGCCGATCCTCTACAGCAGCTCTCACGGCGTCGGCAAGACGACGGTCTTCAACTGCCTCGCCCATTGCATCGGATTGAGCCACGTGTCGGAGCCCACGCAGGCGGAGCTCGAGGACAAGTTCAACGACTGGTGCTACGGCAAGCTGCTCGTGAAGATCGAGGAGCTGATGAGCGGAGACAAGTACCACGTCGCCGAGAAGCTCAAACCGGTCGTCGCGAACCCGACGGTGAGCGTGCGCAGGATGCACCAGACCGGCTTCGTGATCCCGAACTTCGCCAACGTCTGCGCCTCGACGAATCACATGCAAGCGTTGCCCATCGAGAAGGGCGACCGGCGGTACATGCTGGTGCAATGCGTGGAGGCGCCCGAGGAAATTCGCCGGCCCAGGATGCGAGCGTTTCACAAGTGGCTCGAGGAGGTCGGTTACGGAGGCATCGCCCACTGGCTCAACGAACGCGACGTCTCCGGCTTCGTGCCCACGATGGAAGCGCCGAACACGAAGCTCAAGGAGCTGATCGTCGAAGCGTCGAAGACCGACTTCGAGCACGCCGTCGACCTGTGCGACGTGTTCGACAATCAGGACATCATCTCCTCGGCGATGGTCGCAGAATATCTGCTCCAGAACAACTGCAAAATAAGCGACAAGCGAATCGGCCTGATCGCGGCGCGGCGAGGATGGACGAGTCTGCCCGGCGCAGAAGGCCGAACGAGGATCGGGAACAGGCGCGTTACGTTTTGGACACGTCCGGGCGGAACGATGCGCCTGAAGGCGTTTCTGGCCAAGAAGCCGGGAGAACGGGAGCGAATCCACCAGAACCTCATGGCGAGGCTGAGTTTCGGGGATGACAGGGCCGCGGAGAGCGACGATGTCCTTTAATTTGCGGGGCGAGAGCGCTTCTAGAGGCATTGGCCATCTGGCCATCAGGAAACTGAGATGGCCAATAGAGATGGCCAATCGTTTAGAGCGCTCAGGAGCGCTGTTTCGCGACAACATTGGCCATCTGGCCATCAGGTTTCCCAACTTTTTTCCTGCACGTACGCGTGCGTGTAGCGCGCGCGAGGAACTAGAAGAAAGAATAGATCCTGATGGCCAGATGGCCAATGCCGCCCGCGCGGTCGATCCATCATGCCGGGGCGAGCGCCATGCCGTGGAGTAACAAGATCCATCGGCCGGTGCCCAAACGGCTGGTGCAGAGGGCGAGGGCCAAGCTCGTCGTGAGCAGGTCGAAGAGAGGGTACACGAAGGAATGGGACAGAGCTAGCAGAGAGTACCTGGCGCAGAACCCTCTGTGCGCGGAGTGTTTGAGGCGGGGAGTACGAACACCGTCTCAGGTCACCGACCACGTCGTCCCACACAAGGGAGACATGATCCTGTTCTGGGACAGATCGAATTGGCAGCCTCTCTGCAAACGATGCCACGATCGAAAGACCGCGATCGAGGATGGAGGATTCGGTAAATGAATACGATGTTCATCATATTTGCTCATTATGTGATTTGCAGGGGTAGGGGTGCTGCAAAAGTTCAGCCGCGCCGGGTCGGACAC